GTTTCTGTATAATCTCTTATGAGAAAGATACGTTTGCTACAGACACTCTTGCCAAGTAGTCAGCCGCATTACCAAGAGATGATGCAGTGTTGTTTAACTCTACATAACCATATCTTGTCATGAAACTTACAACTGGTTCAAAAGTTGCTGGATCAAGTACAACACCTGAACTCATTAGCGGAATGTATGGGCAATAGAATGCCGCCGCATCTGATTCAGATGAACCTTTGTATCCAACAAGTACGTCTGTTGAATCAGAAGCATATGCATCAACATATACTTTCATTGCACCGTTTAAAGTACCTACTAATTTAGTATTAGTTGGTGCCTCAAATGTACCTTCAGTTGTTCTTGCGAACGCTGAAGTTGTTGCAGACTGAAGTACTGTTAAAGTGTGTGGTGATACCACAGCAAAGTTACCAGCACCACGTCTTGTACGCTGTGCAATTTTGTTTGCCGCTCTGTTGATCATAACAGCAAGTGCCGCGTGTTCGTCACCGACGAATGTAGCAGTACCTGAAACTGCGTTCTGATCATACTGAACGTCTGATTCAGCCGCACCAGCAAGATTTCTTAATGAAGCAAGAATCTCTTGGTCGATCTCAGCAGTAATTTCTTGTGCTAATGCCGCCATGATTTCAGCCTCAACATCGATACCTTGTTGTGCTTGTGCGTCTTGTGCAGACTCAAAAGTCCAACGAGCACTCAATTTACGAGTTTTCGCTTCGACTGTTTGCTTTAAGATCTGAATAGACATACGCTTTCCTGCTGTACCTTCTAAGGTTGCAGTAGCATCTGCCTTATCAGTTGATCCACCACCTGAATAGCCTAAGCCAATGTTGAATGGTGAAAGAGCCTCTTCGCCAGCAGTTACATCATCAAATGTGTCTGCATAACGTACTCTCAATGTGTGGATTTGACCCACAGGGCCTGTCATTGGCTGTACACCCACGATTTCATTCGCGATGACAGTTGGCATAACCCTTCTGATTACCGGTAGGATAACTCTGTTTAAAGTTGCAACGTTACCTGCTGAAGTAGCCCCTGCTGTTGCTGTCTCTGCCAAATACTTTTTAGTATTCTCAAGAGTAGCAGACATCACAGACTTCTTGTTGCCTTGTAGGCCTTCAAGTAATGCGCTCTTAGTTTCCTGCCAGCGACTTTCTAATAGTTCTGACATTATTTTCTCCTTATTTTAATCCTGCAAGTCTTCTAATGTCTACAACATTATCAGTTGCAGAATTACTTGCGCCACTAACGTTAGTTTCTTCTTTATTGCCTGTTACTTCAGTTGCCTCGGTGAGCGTTGCCTTCTTCTTCTCTGGAGTATTACCGTCAATTACGGAAGGTAGATACTTGTCAAACTGTTTTTGAATATTAACAGTTTGTACAGACTCCAGTAAGTCTATCATAATCTCTTTCTGGTCCTTGCTCAATGGAGCAGTTAATTCAGAAATGATTTCTTTTCTCTTAGCAGTATCTGCCGCAGATTTAATTTCTGCGTCTTTTGATTCAACTAATTTTGCTTTTTCTTCAGCGATTGCTTTCGCTTCTGCAAGTTGCTTGTCTTTTAAGTCAACTACTTTCAATAATTTTGCAGTCTCAGATTTCTCATTTAAGTAAGAATGCTGATACTCATCTGCAAATGTTTCAAATAGTTTACGTCCAAAGTCATTTTTACGTGCCGCATCAATATCTTCCTTAAGAGCAGTAATCTCTTTAGAAAGTGTTTTTGCAACAGTAGATTCTACAACCTTAGCGCCTTTCTTAATGAAAGACTCTTTCACAGTGTCGAAATGTTTTTTCGCTTCGCGAATTAGTCGAACTTTTGTTTCTGCAAGATCTTTTTTATCTTCATGAAACTCTGCAATTTCTTTTGCTAAAGCCTCTACAACAAATTCCTCAAGTTTGCCAAATTTATCTGACATTGCTTTTTGGTCTTCGTGTAGTTCAGAAACTTCCTTGCCGAGTTGCTGTACAACAAAGTTTTTAAGTAGATCAGCGTTTTCACGCATTGCTACATGGTACTTTGCTCTTGCTTCTGCAAGTTTGGAACGGTCGTCTGCAAATTCCTTAATTTCTTCGGCCAGTTTATCATCAAGCATTTTTTCAACTGCTTCAATCATAACTGATTTGTCATGCTCATACTTTTGAGCAAATTCTTCGCGAAGTTGTGCGGTTACTTGCATACGGTTTTCATTAACCTTACTGTTCCACGCTTCTTCGATGTCGGCTTTAATCTCTTCCGAAATAGCATTGTTCTCAAAGAGTGATTTCAGTGCTTCCAACATCTTGTTCTCCTTATTTCAACCCTTGTATAATGTTAACAAGTGATTCTTTTAAATATTTCTGTGCCTTTGCATCGCCTTGAACTTCGCGAGCCGTATTAAACGCCTGTAAACCGCCTCGGGTATTTAACAAATGCTCGTAAATAGGCGTTGGATAAGCACCTGGAGCAGATGGTTGTGCAACAATGTCTACTGTGATAATTTCGAAATCACTCACATTGTTATCTTCGTTTACGTTTCCACTACCACGTGATGAGACACCCAGTTTAACTCCGCTTTCAAGCATTGTTTTAACCAGTTGTCCCATCGGTGTTGGTAATATTTTTAATTTTCCATAACCGTTTGGGCCATCCATCCACATTTCTTTAATCATGTGGGACACACGGTCAAGGTTAATGTTGAGTCCTTCTGGGTGATCCACTTCTCCAAGAACTGAATATCCACCGCCGATTTGATCATTGAGAGTGTTGACAGCCCTACTGATTTCGCTTACAGGGTACACACGCTGGTTTGCATTGCGTACACCCCCTTGGATACAAATACCTTTTAAATGAAGGTCTTTGCCATCTTCAGTAGATTCCAGAACGATCTTCGCCTGGTCGAATGTCAAGTTCTCACGTAAGTTAATCACTTATTAATCCTCAACTTATGAGCCGATAATTGAATCTTTATCAGCGCCTTTTTCACCCTTCATATCAGGTGCTTTAGCGTTTGACATTGACTTAGATGCTTTACCACCAGGTACATTCACGTTACCGTGATCTTCTACCTTAGGAGCACTTGCACCTGTTCCGCCTTTTTCTTCTGCTGAACCTTGTGCAATATTTTTAGCACTGCCGCCCATGTCGTTTTTGCCAGCAACTGGTGATTTTGATTTTTCTGCATTATTACTTGGTGCAGATACTTTCTCTACATACTCACGCATTTGCTCTGCTTGTGACTTTGTACCTTCAAATGCTGGTACTTCGTCTACGCTAAGTTCGGAAGTAGGCTCAAATGCCTCGTCTTCCTTCTCTTCATCACCCATGTCATCCATTGGTGCTTCTGAGTCTTCTTCACCATCGTCGTCGCCTTCTTCCTTATCGCCCATCATTTTTTCAAATTCTGCTTTAAGGTCGTCTAATGCGTCTTCAAGGTCTACAACACGATCTTCGATTTCTTCGTCGCCTTCTGGCTTGTCTTCGCCTTCTGCGTCATCTTCGATGTCAGCCATCATATCGTCTGCTGGATCACCGCCCATGTCGTCATCACCTTCTGGTGTTAATTCTACTGGAATATCTTCAGCAACTTCTTCATCGTCAGATGCTTCATCTACTTCTTCGTCTTTAGACTCATCAGTTTTTTCATCTTCGTCTGTTGCTTCGTTAGTTTCTTCGTCATCGTTTTCAGATGCTTCGTCTACTTCTTCATCATCCTTGTCAGACTCTTTAACATCTAAGTCTTCCATGTCATCTTCAAGTAGATTTTCATAAATTTGTCTTGATTTTTCAACTACGATCTCGTGGAACAGTTCTTCTGCACCTTTGCGATCTTCGTTAACTAATTTTTCGAGCATTTCCTCGAATTTGTTACGATCTGCCATTTTGGTACCTCC